TCCCAATTGATCTATGACCCATTGAAAAACAGGAGTTCCCAACACATTGGAAATTCTTAGTAGTGGTCCATTCGCCATATTATCTAACTGCGTTTATTTGTCTGTATCCGTTAAGTATTGCTCTAAAATCTATTGGTATTCTTAATTGGGTCCCGGGTATTGGCGTCAAAGAATCTCCTGGTAAAGAATTAGCGGATGCGATTATCCACCAAAGTTCTGCGTCTCCGTAAAAATCGAACGCCATCAAATCAAGTCTATCTCCTACAGTAGTAATTACGTAGTTGTCCTCATCTGAATATGGAACATCTGGATACAGATTATTTGTGTAATACTGACTTCCTGTGCTATTGTACTTTACAACTTGTATGTCTTGATATCTACTACTCATTTTTATTATGCTTGATTAGAATTAACGTCGTTTCTATTTGTTGGATTAATTCCCAAAGGAAAGTTTATAATATCATCAGCCGATGTTCGATCTACAATGTTCGTGGAATCAACTTTATAGTTACTTTGATTGTAGAAATTTTTGCTTCCTATTATAGGCGTGGCTTGTTTAATACTCGATCTCTTTGGTAAACTATCGTATATAGGTTTAAAGCTTATTGAAACATCCAATACGTGAGGTAATTGTTTATTAGTGTCTATTTCCCAAGATGTAGTTCCGTCTATAGTGATGTTTACGCTTTCCAAAAAACCAGGCATTCTTGAAACGTAATCTCCTATTGTTAACTTAATCATAGGAGCTCTCATGTAATTGTTGGTAGAATAATCAGGGTACACTTGAGAAACTAATCTATTTAATTTAATGTAAAGAGGCTCTAATTCTTGAGAAGATCCAACTGCAATTTTAAAAGAAAAATTCATTGATCTATTGAATCCTTGATAAGTGTAGAAAGTTTCGCCTCTACCCATGTATTTAAAGATATTCAATTCCGCTCCGTGGTTATCAGTTATACCGCCATTTAAAAAAGCTCTAAACGATAAAAATACAGATTCTCCTGGATTGTCATTATCCATACATTCGAAACCAAACTTAATAATATCTTTTTCAGAAGCAGAGAAAGGATCGTCGATGTCTTTAAAAATTATAGGCAGCGCTAAATTCATCTTATCTACGTATGTGCCTGCTTTTATGTAAAATTTTGTTTCTAAACTATCTGCTAGAAAATTCCACTTATCGCCTTTAACATTAAGGTCTTGAACTTGTGTTCTAAAATCTGATATGTAAGTAGTCTGACCCTTTTGATCTTGAGACTTCATTAATATCTGATCGTAGTTCATAACCATTGGATTGGTTATATTAGTTGTGTTATCTGTCCTTCTAATTAAAGTTAAACCTTGGCCATAGCTAGATCCAGGTCCTCCTAAGTATTGAAAAATTAAATTAGTATCGTAAGAAATTCCCAATCTATTTGCCAAGTTTAAATTAACGAGCTCTTTTGCTGTGGCGCCTATATTGAATCTCGCGCCTTCTGAAACCATTTTTAATTTCTGAAGTATGATTAATCTATTCGTTTCGTATTCGTTATTAATGTTTTGAGCTCCTACTACGTCTGAGTAGTATTTCTCCAAATAGTTGTAAGGAGTCGCGCCCGCTCTAGCTACATGAATTCCGTTTCCTTGATTTTTTATCTGCTCTAATGTATTTCTACCGCCGTTGTATATTCTTGTATTTTCTATTAAACCAGGAAGTATTCTATTATCAAACTGTCCGAATAAGCTGTTTCCAGTTTCTATTTTTGGATTTGATAATTGTAAACCTCTTTGTTTTTCTATGAACGCTGAGCCTCTAGGTTTACTTTCTAGAAATGCTTTGATTCTTTTGTAGTCCAAATGATTGGATACGGTGTAATTTTCTCCGCCTAACATTACAGTTGCGCCTGGCATACTGCCTCTCATTGGATAATCAACACCGCCAGTAGAAGTCGGTCTGAATATTGGCCCAACTAAATCGCTAGGCATTGCCAAAGGAATTCTAACATCGCTAGAAGTAGAAAAATCCTGAGGAATCTGCGTCTTTAAAAATGGTTGATTGGAATTTCCTCCTCCAGGTTGATCAGATCCGAACTTTAAATTTTTTAAATTAGTTCTTAGACTTATCAACGGAGTTATATTAGTTCCCGATATGTTTGAGGTTATTGGCATTTTATCCTTATTTTTTTAATTAGGCCTGCGCTTGTGTTGGAATGTTACCAGTGTGAAAATCTTGATTTCCATAGCTGCTAGCAAGTACTTGAGTATTCGATATGCCTATCTGTTTTCCATCTAGCATGCTTACTACTTGTATCACTTGCCTTGATTCGCCTTGCGTTCCTCCGCCTATAAGAGTTCGTTGAGGTTCAGAGCTAGCGTTATTTGCTACGGTTCCTTTAGCCACTTTTTCGGAAACACTAACACCGCCCATATCTCCTCCTAGCGCTCTAATTCTATTAGGAGCTTCTTCTGAAAATTTTTCAAATTTTCTTTCAAAATCTTCATCTATTCCAAATCCAAGAGTTACTGCGTCTATTGCATTTATAATTCCGTTAGTAATCGTAAGAATTACATCTACTATGCTCGCAAAAGTATCTCGTATTGTTGTTATTATTGCTCTAATGTTTTCTGGTTTTGACAGATAATCGAAAAAGCTTTCAATCTTTTCAATAATTCCGCTACTTTCTACGAAATCAGATATAGATTGTTGTATTTTTTCCATGAAAGCTCCGATCTTTTCTTGCAACGAAGCATTTGTTAAGTTTTGATACGCCTCTTCTCCTGTTAATCTTATTATCTCTTCTTTCGTTTTTCCTTGGGCTTTTAAAGCTTGCACTTTTTCTTGAGCGTCCTTAAGATCTTTTGCGCCTAATTTACTTAGTAACTCTTGCTGTTTAAGCATGCTACCCATTTCGTCTCTTGACATTCCAAAACCTTTAGCCATACCTTCTGCGCTAATACGATTCATTTTTAAGAATTCATCAGCGCTACCAACTTGACGTGTAATTTCTGCAGCCGCATCTGCTAATTCATTATTTAAGAAAAGTTCTCTTGCTTTTGATAAGTTTATATTTTTACCTGTTAATAGTTGGGCTTCAAATTCGCTGGCTATAGAAGATTCGTAATCCAAAAATGAATTGGCCATAGAATCGAGTTGTTTCAATTCTAATCCCATTGATTTTACAGTAACTAAAGACTTGGTTAATTTTTCTGGGTATTTTGCAAAAGAAAGTCCCAAATAGCCTCCAAGATTAGCGGCTTCTTTAAGTATTTTTTGATATTGAAAACTAATACCCGTTGCATTTTTTAAAGCAGCAACTTGAGAAAGAACTGATTTAGTAATTCCTTCTGCAGATTTTCCTGTAATAGTAGAAGATTCAACGATTGCTTGTCTTGTTTCCAAATCAAGACCAGCTATATCTTTTAATTTAATGTTAGTTGCTAGTTGTTCGTTAGTAAGTCTATTAGTAACTCCCAAAGCTTCCACCATTTCCATTTGCGATTCTACCATTTTTTGAGAATTCACAAACAAATCTCCACCACTAATGCTTAAACTCGCAAATTCCATTTTCATCTTTCTAGCTTCTCCAGTAGAAAGGTTCATGGCTCTAGCGAACTTAACAGTTTTGTCTTGAATTTCTAATATGTAATCGAATACTGCTTTTAAGCCCTTAACAACTCCACCGACTATCGGTATAAACATTGCTGGATCTAAAATGCTTGAGAATGCAGATTTAAAAACTGAACCTGCGCCAACAGCCGCAACTTGCCAAGATCCCAATACTTTTGAGAAGACTTTACCAACAGCGTTCATGTCCTTTTGTTGCTCTACAAGTTTTCTCGCTTTTAAACTCATAGCAGCGTAAGCTTCTTCTCCGAACCCAATTTTTTCAGCGAAAGTTTTCATCAAGTTTCCTGAAATGCCGAGTTGGTTATTAACCGCTTTTTCATTTTTTAGTATCGCCTTTCCTGCTTCTACTTGTTTCCCAGCTATTTCTAATTTTTTCTCTTGAGTGTACAACGCCGCTACTTCTAAATCGCCCGTCTTTCCGATGTACTTCATCATCGTTTCTTCGTAATTTATAGTCTGTCCAAGAATCGCGGCATTTTTTACGGATTGTTCAGTCTTTCTTTTCGCTTCTGCTAATAAGTCTTTTGTTCCATCAGAATAGCTCCTTTGTAAATCTTGTAGTTTTTTCTCTTCGATGTACTCCTTTTGTTTAAGAAGTAAAAGATCCCTATTAACCTGTTTTACGTTTATTGAATCGCTATTTAGTGTAGCTAACCTAGCCTCAATTTTATTGTAGGCCCTATCCATTTGACCCAATTCTTTAATTGCGTCTTTTAACAGATTGTTATAATCTCCTTGATCTTGTAATAGATTTTTTAAACTTGCAGCGAATTGCTTAGGATCTATATTTTGAGGACCTCCAGGAGGATTGGGCTGATTGGGTGTTGCCATTTATAGTTGTTGTCTACAAATAAATATTAAGACTTAGATTTTACTTTGGAAACAAAGGCCGGCTCCTCTCGCTTAGAATTTGCGAATTCTGGTATGTTAATCTTACTGGGATCAGTTTTTTCGGTAATTTTTTTATTCTTATCGTTTCTTACCTCTTCTACTCGTTCTAAATGCTCGTTGATCTTTTTAAGATTAAATCTCCTTTTATTCACATCCATGTTCCAAACCTCGGAATAGGTAAAGCCTCCGCCACCGTGATAGGTAAGCTCAAAGACTTCGGTCATGAATGCGTGTCTATATTCCGCTCCCGGGAAAAAAGAACTCGGGTAACATGGGAACGTCTATTTCTTGTTCAGTACCGTCATTAAAAGTAACTGTGGTTTTCATGCTAATGTCCGGAGTAACTGAGGCCATAAATTGTCTTAATGGATTTGAATCTCTTGATAACAAAGCTCCTGAATCGATAAAGTCCCTAACGGTTTTGGTTGATCTGTCTCCGTTGATAGAAGTTATCTGATGTTTTAATCTCAAAGAAATTCCAGGTTCTTGACCCAAAGCTTTTTTAACGCCTTTTGCTTCCTCGTCAATCTTTTTATCTTCTTCGATAGTAAGAATTTTAAAAGTAACCTTATTCTTTGTGTAAGGCAGTTCGTAAGTGACTTCGTTATCGTTGTTAAATAAAGATAGATCTACGTTCTTGTAGACTAGTTTTTGTAAATCAACAATAATAGTCTCTTCTTGTCCAGTATTTGGATTCTTGTAAGAGAGATTGTAGTCCTTACCGTAGGCCAAAATTCTAGCAGCAATAAGAAGCGCGTTCCTGTCTCCTAGGGTTAGATCCTCGTAGGCTATTGCGCTTTTAATAAGTGACTTAAGCATCTTCTCAATGGCTAAGCCCTGACGTAACAGATTCACGTTGGTTAATATGTCCTCCTCTTTGGCAGTCATGTATTTCATTTCGACTACTCCTGAGGACAATGGATTTTCTTTTGGGTAAACAAGACCTTTCGAAGGAAGGTCGATCATTTCGGTGGGAACCGTAAATTTTTCTGCCATAAACTATATATTTTATTTATAAATATACCCCATTCAAATTTCCTGGAACAAAAAAAGACCGCAGTGATTGCGGCCTTTCTAATATTGTATGTTTTTCTGGGATTAGTAGTTCAAGATACAGTAGTCCATTCCTATACTTAAAGTCAATTCTGTAGGGTCCGTAGTCGACCAATCGTAGCTACCGAAAGTTGCTTCTTTGATGAAAGCGCCTTTGATGATCCACTCTGATACGACGTCACCGACTGGTCCAATAATAGATAAGTTCAAGTCCTTCTTGTAAAAGTCAGAGTAACCATCACGTCCTGTTACAGACTCATGATGTAATCTCACCCACTCCATTACGGCTTGTTGGCCTGAAGGACTGATTGGGTTATATAATGACAAACTCATGTCTCTCCACTCAGCTTTACCTTTTAACTTACGGTAAACG